TCGCAACAACGACAGTCGTGCTTGTCCATGCCGTGATCTGCAACCATGTCCAATTTCCGCCTGGATCTTTGAAACGCAACAGCCGCCCTACATCCGTCGTAAGCCATCCTTGACCATCATTAACTGCCGTTACAGCAGAAAGCGTCACATTCACGCTCCCGGTTGTGCCGGAAAGCGTCATGGTTACGGCTGTATCGTTCTCGACCAGATAAGGGCCATCGACAAACTCCATATTGTTCAACGTCCATGACGCATTTCCTGATCGTGTCAAAGCGCGGGTGTTATATGTGCCGTGCGCAATATATAAAACATCTGCACTCTGTGCATATTGATATAATGGCAATCCATCGCCATCAAAAAGCTCATCTTGGCCATATGGCGATGCTATCTGATAGACTTCTGCAACTGTCCCGGCAGATGAATAGGTCGTATATGCAGTAGAATTTATATTCACGCCATCCGTATCGGTCAGCTCAAATGTATTAAGCCCTGCATTCACATTGGCAACACGATAAAATTTACCATTAACCTGCGTCATCCCAAGAACGCCTGTGATATAAACCTCATCCCCGTTGGCATAAGTATCTGTGCCGCTATAAGTCACTACGGCTGGATTGGCCTTTGTGATCCCGGTGATATTCTGAGCCGTCGCAGTAATTACGGCATTATCTGTATAAAACCGAAAATAATCATCCCCCGCTTCAATCTGATAAGCCTGAGTGACATTAAATTCAAATGGGATCAACGCAGTATCATGCGCTGAATTACGGACTTCCTTGACAAACCGCGTCCCTGCCCGGCGAACGGCAGGGCCTTGCTTTAAGGCGATCATGTTTTGCAGCAGTCGACAGCTATCCGGGAACCGCTCAAGATTGATATGCCCTTCCATAAGAGGGCTATATTCACCTGCGTTAAAAGCTGTCTTTATCGGAGCGGCTTTTACCATTTCATCCTACAAATTATAATCAATATCGTCGCTGACATGTTCTCTTGAAAGCAACCATTCATCATCTTCAAGCTCTTGCGGCTGGCTTTGAATAGAGTTGCTGGCGTATGCGCGTTTAATGGTCAGTTCATAGTCACGAAAGAGTGCTTCTTTTTTTGTATTGCTCTGCGTGATTTCTTCACATCCCTCAAGGGCCATCTTGGTTGCAAAGGCTTCAACAAAAAGCGCATCGAACAAACCTGTATTTTCGACACGGGAAATATATCTGATATAGATCGGCGCGCCTTCATTTGTCAGGATATATCCAGCCTCGATCCTGTATTCAGGATTGCCACGAATTTCCAGCAATGCCAGAAAATCAGTCGGGAGAACATATCTGTTATTATATCCCCATGCCGGGGCTGTAGCGTCTACGGCTATCTGAGCGCGTTGAATAGCAAAATTCCATGGGAATGCGGCAAGCTCGGCATCACGCACGATGTCGTACATAAACCGGATAACTTTAGCGGGCTTGTTATTATCCGTATCGACATTAGATACGCGTTCTTCCCCCAGCTTTGACAAGGCGCGATTTGCAATTGCCGTTTTACTCGCCATTCATGCCCCCGGAAAGAAAGGCAGGGGCAGTTATGCCCCCGCCTGTTTTTTATTCGGTATAAAGAACCTGAAGCGCAATAGTCGCTGCAGATGTTGTACCCGTGTCCGTTGTTACGCCGATATAAATGTCGCCATAAGCAGGACGGGCAGACAAACCTGCAAGCTCCCATGCGGACTGATTGACAGTATTAATATTCAACACAGAAAACCGATACTCCGTCAGACCAACAGCAGCCGCGTTTACATCAATGCCGTTTGCAATCAGACCATCAGCAATTTCGGTATAGGTGCCATCGGAATTCTTATAGAAGAATGTAATGTCAACCGTTCCCGCTGTGCCGAGATCGTCGCAAGCGAATTTAACGCTCTGAATAACAGCATCAATAGGCAGCTTAATAAGTACTGCCGTATCGTTATTGGCTGTATCCGCCAGTTCCAGTGTATCACCAGCATACTTGACCACTCCACCATGTTGACGGCTATTGACCGTCAGCAGGGGGGTAGCGTCAAAGTTAGTGACATGCGTACCTTTTTGTTGAGCCATAATTAGTTATCCTCTCTCTATTCTGCACACTTGATTTCAACGCACTTGGCTTCTTCAAGCCGGGTAAACCCGACCATCATTCCAGCCTCGACGTAATCAGGCTCGCCTTGGAGATCAGGACGTTTACGAACAACGCCATTGATTTCTTTCCATGCGCCTTTACCAACTCCTGACGGAACCCACACAGGAAGGCGGCGATAAGTGCCGTCCGTACCAAGGCGAGTTGTAATCAGGAAATTCATGTTGAGAAAACGGCGAACCCGACCATCTTCAAGAACAGGCTTGTCCTTGGAGTTGAAGTCAGTGCTGATAACCTGTGTCAAAGCCAGAAGATCATCATGCTGCTTCGGTGTAACACCGATATAGATTTGCTCCATATCAATATCCACATCATTATCCAGCAAGAGCTTTTGCGCCCGACGCAGTTTCTCAACATTGAGACCCGTGGCCGTTCCACCTACGTCCTGATCGACGACATTGGTAGACAAGAACACTGTGCTGGTTGACCCGGTTTCACCAGTGTTGGCTGTACCAAAGAACGCGGACAGAAACAGATCGTCCATTTTACGGTTCAGGGCGGCAACAGCGGAACGAACATACGCGCCTTGTGGCTGGATGTTGGTTTGCAGCAGGTCGATATCATCGACAACCTTGCCCCAATCGAACATCTGGGGGTAAACCCAGCGGCCATCATGGTTAACATTAATATTAATTGCTGGCTTTGCAGAAGTTGCGCGGCTAACGGCCTCAGTGCTATCAATTTGGGATAGCATACGGAAAGCCTTGTTTCCGGATGCCTGTTGAGAAGTTACATATGTTGCCAGTTTCGGCATCATTTGTTGGGACAGCAGCTCCAGATTGGTGGAGTATTCCTGCGTCCGCAATGCTTGAATATCGGTCATTGTCAGACTCCATAAATGTTAAAGTTGATCTTTAACGGAATGGCTTGTCCCTTATGGGGGCGTTTCCTATGCGCTTTTCGTCCGCATTGACGCTTTTATGCAGGGGCGGAAACGCCTTGTCTGACGGTATTATGATACCGCAAAAGAAAAGGGGGCGCAAGCCCCCGTTTCATAACTCTTTAAATTATTTCCTGTAATCCGGCAGCAATTACAAAACCAGAGATTAACGCCATCACTATATTCATATCAAAGCCGATAAATGCCAGTGATAGCCCGCAAGCCAGCGTAAAAACTCCTAACATTACGCGCCTGACAAGATCTTATTAATCTTAGTCATCTTATCAATGTCCGGGCCAACGCCTTTGTTATAATTGGCAAGACGGGAAGGATCGGCTTTCAACTCATCCATGAGGGCTTTTCTATCCGCTGCCGCTTGTTCACGTGTATACCCGAAAGGCCGATCCCCGGAACTATCCGGAATATTATGCTCTTTCATGGTTTTCTCGCCAGCATTGGCAAACAGTTTCAGGGTCAGTGCTGTGCCGATAGCATCCTCGATTGCTGCAAGCGTACCCTCTTTATCAATCCCCTGCGGCAAGCTGTTTCTGACAAACCTCCGGCCAAGCTCTGCACGTTCCTCAAAATGAGTTCCCCATTCCTTTTGCAGGGAGCCTAATTCTAATTCCATTTTCTGCGCTTTTTCCGTTTCATGGGCTTTCATGGCCTCGCCCATATATGTCGCATCAAACTCAGCCAGGGCTTGGATCTGCTTATTATTCAAGCCTATTTTATGCCCTATTTCTTTTGCCGCTTTCAGGCGATTATCATCAACCGTTACGCCTTCTGGCAATTTAATATCATATTTATCGGGCGATGCTGGACGGCCAAGGCGGTCATAAACCGGATCGAGTGCGCCTTCGTCATCAAATGATTTAGGAAGTTTAAGAATCTGATCGGCTGGAACACCGTGAAACTTCTCAAGGTTCTTATACCCCTCGATTGCTTTTATAGGGCTATCTTTCCATCCCTTATTTTGAATAAATCCAATATCTTCAGGGGAGAAATTATGACCCTCATACCATGCCGTTGTTTGTGTCTGCGCTGCTTGTCCTTG